TAAATCTAACGAATGAGAAGGTCGCAAAGATTCTCCTTTCTTCTGAATATGATGAAATCATGGGTGGCAATGGTACCGAAGTAGCAAAACCGAAAGGTAGAGCGAAAGATCCATGTCATTCAAAAATAATTTATATTCCAGATGGAAAGTTTGGTAAAACACGACAAATTGCAATTTGCGATTTGTTATCTCAGTCAGTAATGACTGGGTATAATTATGAGATGATGTCAATTCTTAGAAGTAATTCTGAGTTTGATGCAACTTTTAATCAAGATGTTTTACCACATTATTTACAATATCATACAGGCAGTTCAGATAATACATCCAATCTTCCTTGTTCAGCAGATTCAACTGCCTTCACAGATCGTCTCCCTAGAATCTTGAACTACTTAGTAGTAAAAGGGATCTTTGGAAAGATGAGAGCAAAGGGCTGGTTCAAAGTTATGTTCGAAAGAACATTTACAATGAGTCCAGCAGCAATCAAGAACGGAACACCCAACAAGTTGAAATATACTGTTGGTTCGCCGATGGGTCTTTTGACCTCATGGAGTAGTTCTGCCCTTGTACATCATCTAATCGTTAGGTTTGCACATGTGCAACTTAAAAAGAGATTCAGGTATATAATACTTGGAGATGACGTATGCATCTGGGACAGGTCTGTATATAAATTTTATACAGATTTTATGAGAAAGATCGGAATTGATATTTCAGCAATTAAATCAACAGATAATACAAAGTTTGTAGAGTTTGCAAAAAGGACTTTCATCCTCAATACTTACAATAATAAACCCTATATCAAAGAGGTGACTGGTCTACCTGCAACCGCGGCATATAATATATGCCGTGGAGATGTATCCGGTATTACTGGATACTTAGGTCAGGTTGCAAATAGATCTTGTGAAATCGAGGTCAAGAATTTAAACTTCGATCCACAATGCTGGAATCAATATTCGAATGATGTTTTTGTAGCCTCAAAAGTTTGCAACTTGTTAGCTTACCTTTCGGTAAACCGACATTCTGCTTACCAAGGAGTTATATCATATTTATTCACGTGGCCTTTTCAGGGTCGTGGAAAGTTTCTACTTCCAACGATTACCGTGAGTACTATTATTCGCCAAATGGGCGTTCATAATACTTTTCTGGCCAATGTCATCAGCGAAAACTGTGTAAGTCCTGGGGATTTCCTCAGGCAACACGAATTCCTCGCTCTCTCTAAACCACAACTAAATGGAATTTACCAAGTAATTATGCTAGATGATATGAAAAAAGAAATTGATAAAGCTACGAAGTTAATAGAAGAGTTGTATAATGGAGTTTCGTCAGAGAGTTGTTCTGAAATAGTTAGATTAGTTCAAATAGCTAATTTAAGTTGTCTAACAAAGACGCTATCTAAGACAGTTCTCGATTTCCTCTTCTCTGATATTGATATGATGAATGATGATGCTATTAAGCTACTTTTCGACTGTAAAGTCCTGGATCTTATATCCAGAGTAGAACAAATTAGCACATTTTCATCTATCAAGAGAAGAGACTTAATCATGATTAGAAATTCACGACTTGGCAATGAAACTGAGACTGTCCTGAAAAGATTATCAGTGCAGACACTTATAGACAGATACAAATTCTTAGACTTTATGTCTGAGTATTCTAATTTGTCAGATAAAATAGATAGAAAGATCAGATCATTAACACTACAGAACACATGGTTAGATTATCTATCTGCACTAAACTAGGTTATACCAAGC